TAGTTCGGTTAGTTTCATATTTGTATTCCAGAGAAATATATAATATATTTATCTTTTCTTTCTTTATTGTATGGATTTGTTCAACCGTTTATTTTGCCAAATCTTAGAACTTGTTACATATCCGGCTAATTCTTCAGTAATTTGCTTTCGTTCCATCTTTTCTTCTCCCATTTTGGCTAGATAAATTAATTTTTCTTCTAAATTTTTAGCCTTTTTTGCTAGATTTTGATGTATTTGAATCTCACTATCTACACTAGCCAAGTTGTTATCTAGTGTAAATATACGATTAGATTCATATATGAAGTTTTGTTGATCAAATGTACACCAGGCTACTGCATTCTTTAATATATTGAAGGATTTAGTTTCAGCAACATAATCCTTTATCACTATATAGCAATCATTGTTTTTTCTAATGGTATACTTGTTAAACAGAAAATAAGAACCATCCTGTCCTTGCATAATAGATATTTCGCTTAATCTAGTCATATCCATTTTGGATACTGTTTTTTCTAATTTGCGTAATAGTTTATCACTAATCATTTTTTAATACTTTAAAATATATGTTTCTTAGCTCATCACTCGTGTCTAAGAATGAGGGAAGTTGTTGCCATTCTGTATGGCACTTTATCATAGGAACTTGATCGCAATCACGATATAATGATCCTAATTCATTTACCCCGTCATAAAACACACTAGGGTGTTGTACTGTAAAATCAAAAGACCAGCATGGATAAATTTCGTTTTCCACTTGCTCAAACAAGAAACCAAACTGAGCAAACTCGTTAAATTTTATATCTGTTCTTTTAGGTAAACGAACTAATTCAGGCTGGCTACGTAATGATATTGCTTGCTGTATTGTATCAAAATTACATTGAGTATTGCGTTTATACATCCATTCTTTTACATCTTGATCCTCTACCGGACGGTGACGGTTGAGTACATTAGTCTGTGTAATATCAAATAAAGTATAGCAACTGATAGTGTAACTCATACTAGTATTTAACTTGTTTTATGTTGGGCTGCTAAAATCATATGTCGTTTTATCAACGATTCTCTTATCTTTTGCTTATGTTCTTCGGATTTAGGTGGTCTACTAGATTTGGGTTTTCGCATTGCTAATCTATGGCTTTCTGATTTAGGTATTCCCTTAGGGTGAGATAGTTGATTAGATTTTTTAATTCTTGCTAATGTTTCTGCCGAAAATACATTTGTTAACCCTTTGTGCCATGGCTCACATCCAGATGCCCCCTCGCCGCCGTCAGTTCTATTCCTAAGAATACCTGTACCCTTGTCTTTTCTTCCGTACCATCGTATCATTCTTCTTTCTAATGCAAAGGCACCTAATTCAGTAAGACCTGCCTCTAGTATTACAATTTTTGTAGAATCTTTTGGGGTTTTGAATCGTTCTTTTTTAGAGTGGGTGTAGGCTCTATTGTCTTTCCCCTTACCAATATAGTAAGGTGTATTGTCAGATTTACGCAAATATGCGTAAACATAATAAATAGTCATGCTGATGCTCCTTTAAAGCGTTAGAGTAGTTGGGCCTGCCAGCCGCGAACTACACTTTTATTTATCAACACCCGTAAAAAAAGGTCTTATTCAGACCTTTTTCTTTTAGACAGATATTGATTAACCTGTGAATGTAGCTGAAGCTGAAGCAACTACTGCATTAGCTGCACCACCTGCTGTCAATGCTGCACGACATGCTGCTTGCAATGTTGATGTGGTCCATGCTGCGGTTGGGTACACAGCCATTGCCAATGTATCAGGACCTGCAGTTGTAAACTCATAGATATAAACTGTAGCTAATTGTTGTGTAGCTTGGATAATCAAGCTAACTTGAGTACCTGTCAATGCACCAGAAGATGCTGCTGTAACTGTGAAGTAGTCTAGCTTAGGACCTTGAGGTTGAACTGTAGCCGCAGAACTAACTGCATTTGCACCACTATTTGTGTATGCTGGTGAATCAAAGTTGATTACCGGTAGAAAGTCACCATTAACTTTTGTAAAACTTGCCATTTTGAAATTCCTTAAATGTTTTGAAGCCTACTGCCTCATACATTTATTTATCATTTGTTACAAAAAAGTAGGTTTTGGGTTGTTATTTTTGACTGGCCATAGCTGCTTGAACTCTTTGATCAAACTTTGCTTGTTCTTCGGGGGTAACGCCACCTTCTCGTGCTGCTCTGACTTTACCTTTTGGCATCTTTACAATGTTGTCTGTAGCAGGAGGTGTTGCTGCTGCTGTAGGTGCTACTGCTGTAGGTGCTACTGCTGTAGGTGCTACTGCGGTGCCGCCCCGCCCTGCTAATGTATTATCAACAGTTTTCTTAACACTTAGTAAATCACGCTTACGTAATGTAGGTATAATTTTATTAATCTGTCTCACACCAACCATAGACTGCTGGTCTGCTGCTGGATTCGGTTGTTGAACTGCTGCTGGATTCGGTTGTTGAACTGCTGCTGGAGTAGTTTGCTGTCCTGCAGCAGCTTGTTGAGTAGCTTCCGGACTATGCGAAAGCGCCCAACCTAAATCTGCCAATTTTGTAAGTGCATTCTTGCCATTATCTTTGGCATATGTAGCTTGAACCTCGTCGGCTAAAGTTTTAAATTTACTTACAGTTGCGGGGTCATTCATGGGTACCTTTACCCCGTGCAAATATTCCAAAAACAACCCTTGAATATATTGACTTATTGATTGCCCAGCAGCCTCGTTAACATTCAAAATACCTTCAAAAATATTATTTAATTTTTCAAATGCTTTATTTTCTCTGGCCACAGCAGGAGCGTTTGGATTTCTACCCGATTTCCAAACTGCTGGTTTTGGTCTAGGAGTCATACCTGCTCTAGCTACTTGTGTAGCTGCGGCTTGTTTTTGTTGACGTACTTGGGCAGGGGTCTGTGTCACTGCTGCCGGTGCTGCATTTGGATTACCAGGCTTTGCAGTATTTGTTTTACTAACAGGAGCATTAGCCATTGTGTTTGGTTTGTTACCTACACCAGTCACTGGAGCAGCAGGCGCTTGTGGTTGCTGAATAGTTGGCGCTGCACTCGTTGCATTAGGATCTACTAACCCGCTATTAATTGCGCTAGCTAGCCCAGAAATAGCTTTTTGCATGAAATTACGAACAAAGATATTTTTAGCCATTTTACCTTCTCTATCTTGTCCTGCAGGAGTATCTCCCATAAAACTTTGACCATAATGCCCGATCAACGGAGACCAGTCTATTGCCTCGTTTTTTGGTTGTTTTAATTCATTCAATTTCACGGCGTTTTCCTTAATGATTTAGCAAATCTCTGCTGATCTTTGCTTTTAATCGCACTTAACAGCTTTCGCTCTAATATCTGTGCTTGTTCTTCTGGATAATGCTTATTAATTAACTCAAGTAGATTAATAGCACTGGTTATGATATTATGGGCTCTACTCTCAATAATGTGACTGGTGTCACGGTTATTGCCTAGTTCTTCTAATTCCTGCAAGAGGGATCGGGTTTGTTTTTGCATATAATTATCTTACTTGTATTTATGCGATTACCGAATAATTATTTCTTTAGTGAGTTCAATAGAGATTTTAACTTTGCTCCCTGTGCATCAGCATGAACTGTTCTAGTCAATGGCTCCATGGTTATCTCACCTGTAGTTTGATCAACAGTATAGTCGGTTACAGTAGATTGAGGTTTCAATGTACTCATAATGTCATTTGGACTTGGTTTGGGTGTATAACTCTCTTCCCCTTCGCCACCTGTATCACTAATACGCATAGTTTCAACATCGTATTCTAAGTCAATCTTCATTCCCACCCCCGTTGAACTACGACTTTTCATGCATTGAATCTGATACTTGCCACGTTCACGCATACTGCGACTTGTGAAAATACCAAACACGTTGTCTGCTGTGTTAATCTTACTGATACCACCTGCAATATGACTATGATCAAACTCAATCTCATCAACTGCACTACGATTCAACTGACTTGCTGTAACTAATAATATATTAAGTTCTTTGCTTAAATTACGCAATTCCTCAGCTACATACTTGTCTTTAATAAACTGATCATTTGGATTGACTTTGACCGATACTGGCATAACTAAGTCAAGATAATCAACCATTACAAAATCAATCTTAATACCAGTTTGAATCTGTACCTCTTTCAGATATGCACGGATATCATTGACATTACTTTGTGCCGGTAAATTCTTAACACGATACTTTCCAGCTTTCTTGCCTGCCATCTTAACACGTAGTTCGGTTGTATCAATATCTTTGCGAATCGCCTTTGTACCCATCATGGTCAACATCGCATCAGTACGCAAACTTGTTAGTTCTTCACTCAATTCTAATGTAACATAGACGCCACTCATACCAGCTTGCAACCAATTTAGTGCAATGTTCATCATTACTAATGATTTACCTGATCCTGAGCCACCTGCAAATATATTCAATTCTCCACGACTCATGCCACCATATAGTATCCTATCCATCTGTGGCCAACCAGTAGATACTTGCCCACCTGAATTAAAATACTTATTGATACGACCTTTAGGATCAGCAAAGTAATCAGTACCCATGTCTTTTTGTAAACTAATCTGCACCGCATCTTTGATTAGTTTTTCAACTGGTTCAAACTCACCTTTCTCTAATAAGTCTGCTGCTTTGAGAATCGCTCGTTCTAGTTCTTGCCTCTTAGTGAATGATTCAAACTCATCAAAGAACCATTCAAAATGTCCATCATTTAATTCTGGAATAGGATCAATGTCTATACCAGTTGTTGCTTTGATTTGTGTTGTATCTGGTAATACCCTATACTTGTCTGTATGTGTTTTAAACAACTCAGCCACTGGCCTAAGAGAACGATCAAAGTTCTCACTATTCATAATGTTCATTACACGGGTATATAACTCTGCATTTGTTATCATCATCCTCAGAAATAATTTCTGAACATCGGGTGTATAATCCAACTGCTTTTTAGTTTCCTGCTTTGCCAATTTTCTTCCTCTTCATTTCTATTTTAATTTTACTATTTGTTGCACTTTGTAATATACTTAACAACGTCGGTAGTTTACCATATTTAATTACTGCATCATTTACGTCTTTTATATCATCATCCCAATCAGGTAAACTTACACTATAACCCAACTCTAACGCCTTATCACATAATGCTAGTCCTGTACTATCTCTATCTGGAACTAGTATAAGTTTTTTATTCAATGTACTTAATAACAATGCTTGATCACTACTTATATCATTGTGCATTAATGCTACACCG